TTATTCAACCACACTTGATGCGTCGAATAGTAGAACGGAGCCCGACCACCACTCGTTGTTTTCTTACTCCCAAACACAACACCTATCTTATCCCTCTCTTGTTGTACGATTATTAGAGCAGAGCGAGTTTCCCTTATCCTCCCATTAATCATTCTCAACACCTGCCCTATTATCTTTGCCTTCTCTGTCTTATAACTCCCTTTGAGTTCCTCCACCTGCTTGTCAGACTTAGCAGATAGCAGAGCCTTCTTATATTCCTTCTCTAGCTCTTCACTTGATGTAAGTGCATCAAGACTATCTAACACGTAGACGAAGGGCTCACCCTGCTTTATCCTAATCAGAATATAGTTCTGGAAGTCTTGTATTGTCTCTGAATATATAGGCTTCTCTTCGCTGTCGTAATCAGGAGCTTGTATTCTATCGGCTGTTTTCTTTCCAAACAGATAGGGAATATCAAACTCCAACGCTTCCTCCACATCATCATATATAAACAGATAATCATTAAATCTTTTGAGCTTATTCATCTCAGCAAACATTGTAAGTTTTAAGATAGTCTTACCAGAAGCACTCCCCCCTGGCAACGTAACTATCTTCCCTACCCCATAAGCACCCCAAGGATTATCGGAGCAAGCACAGTTTAACAGAGTCGAACCAGAGGGAATCAAATCTTTTTCATTAATCTCCTTCTTCTCCCTCTGAGGGACTTCTCTTTTGGAGTGTTCTACAATCTGCTCCGATAACCCTTTCCGTCTCCTCCTTCGTTCCATTAGCTCCTCCTTGTTCTCCCTCTCCCTCTCTTTGTATCTTCTTTCACTTTCTTCTTTGCATCCTTTAACTTGTCTTGCATCTTCGCACATAACTCGAATATCTCATCAGCACAATCTGCACACTCATCAAGTTCATTACAGTCTTTACCAAACTCTCCACCCTTAGGACATTCTTCTTCCTCAACTTTCTTTTCTTCTGTTCTCCCTCTTCGTCTACGTGTCCCTGTATCTTTATCCTTATCTTTATCATCTTCCTTCTCATCTCCATCTCTTCGTCTACGTGTTCTCCCTGCCCCCTTCGACTCTTCCTTAGTTGTCTCCTTCCCATCACCATCAGGCTCCTCTAACCCTAAGAAAGCATTCTCCACATCTGTATACGTTGGTATCACTAACATCGTATCAAGAGGGAACACATCCTTAATATCATCCTCATTGTAAGGGTCTCTTTTCTCGAACTCAATAGCCTGTGCCTCTACAAAAGTACTCTTCCCTAGCTTCTTCTCCTTCCCCTTAAACTCTATACTCCTTCCGTCTTCCAAATCACTGAAAAGAATAATGCCCTCTTCGTCTACCTCTGCCTCCTCCAACATCAGCTTTTCAAATAGATGATAAGAATGTTCCCACAACTGAAAATCCTTCTCCTCATCGTTATAGTCGAACACATTATAAAAACATCTCCAACTCGATTGGAGAGACTTAATCTTATCCTCGTCTGCATCTTCTTTCTTGTCTAACTCAGCAAGCCTCTCTTCACAGACAGGGCACGCTTGTCCAAAGGCTTCCCTCAGACATAAGAAAGTCGCATTGTCTGCTCCAACGTTACGATGAACGGGAACCTCTAACTTATAATCATACTGTCCTATCTCCACCCCCGTAGGGCGACCAGAGAATGAACGTAACTTTTTATACCAATCCTGACTAACCTCGAAAGGGATAAGGTCAATCAAATTCTTGTCTCTCCCTGACTTAGGCTTGTACCAATTAATTTTCCTATCAGTATCAACCCTTATTACAGACTTTCGCCCTAACCCCTTCTTGTCCCTATCACGGGCACTTGTTTGCATTCTCTTCTTTAATGCTTCCCTTCGTTCCTTCGTACTAAATGTCATCCCATACTCCTTTCTATTAAAGTGTTAAAATTCTGTCCTCTCACTCTTCCTCTTCCTCTTTCTATTCAAACCCTCTCTTTGTCTGTCAGTTCTCCTCCCATCCAGTTCCCTCTTCCCTCCTTCTAAAAGCCTAGGTGTACTAGGAACTGAAAAATAATCACCTAAATATAATTTAACCAAATCCTCTAATGCCCTCTTCCTATGTTCAAATCCATTCACTGCTGCCTTGAGTACATCCCTATCATACTTAGCTTCATTCAATCTCTCCAACGCTTCCCTATATTCCTCTGTCTGCATAACAGCATTTTTACATGGTGTCTCTGCAAACTTCTCCATATACTTTTCCCAATTCTTTCTAATCCTCTTATCCTGTTCTGCCACCACTATATCAAAGTTTAATTGAGCAGAACCTACTACATCCTTCGTCACCCTCGCTAACTCTTGTGCATACTTTGTTGCCAATGCAGGCTGTTTCATCCACTCTTCGTCCAACTCATGAGGGTCTATCGACATATCCTTTTCGTAATCAAAATTCATTCTCACCCTTTCTTAATATCGAGATAGAGGGGCTAGCTTCTCCCACTCAGCAGAGCGACCATGGCTAGTGCACTCCCAGGTAACCCCAAGAACCACGTCTTTCTCCAGCCTGCCCTAGCTGTTGGGACTGCGCAACAGACAATTTTGTACCAGCACTCAGGAACGCAAGACTCGTGTATTGCGGAGGTGCGTAAGCTCCACACGAATCTTCCCTCCATCTCATGTTTATAATTAAGTCCAACCAAAAACATATCTATAATCTTTACTTTTCCTTCCCCTTACACTCAAACACATTTTCTTACACCACGACCCTTGCCACCTTGAACGTCTCCCATACTTACGATGTAACTTCCCCATCCCCTTCAAATTGTCTGAACAAATAGTATCCCAAATATCATGCCAAACATAATCATATTTAACTCCCCTCGGTGGCGCCCAATCGAAAGCATCTGCACAAATTATCTGTACTCGTTTATCTCTTCTATACGTAGAAGCAACTAAAGTAATCACGTCCTTCTCCCTCTCAATCACTGTCACCCTCTTAACTTCTTTCTTCCTAAGTATCGCTTTCAAGACTACACCTAACCCTAAACCATTAATAAGAACATTCCCCTCAGCGACACTTATAAGCGCACAACATTCTTGAACCTCAGCTGGAGTATTACTCATAATAGTCAATCGCCTCTTTACATTAACCAGTCTCTTATACTTCCCTGGAATTATAGTTCTTCCTAGCCCACTCATCAATTCTCTAAGATTGTGCACCTTAGCTCCCTTTTCATCAATAGTAAACGACTGAACTTCCCAATCTCCACACTTCCCATCTGGTACAGTAATTCTTACCCCCACTATCCACCCTCGCTCTCTGCTATCTCTATAGTGACCAGCTCCTCCACCATATCTTTAATAAAATCATACTCCCTCTCCATTACTTCTTTTTTCTTTTCTCCCTCCTCTAATTCAACTGTTGTCCCCATCCCAATCTTAACTGAATTATAATTGCCAAGACTAACAGTCCTATGATAATGTACACTAATCTCCCTCTTTTTCATCCCTATCCTCCATTAATATATTACGATTGTCATATGTCAGTAGGCATCCAAATTTATTTCTATTTTTCCTTCAATCCCATCTATACAAAGAATATCTCCAAATTTAAAATTAAGACTAATGTCAGCAACACTTGCTTTACATATTACATTCCCTTTCCACTTTAATTTAATCTCCAATGCATCATTTATATTTTCTATGATAATCTCATCATACCTAGCGAAACATGTTCCCTTTCCATATATGAAGGGATGGTTCTTATTTCTTGTTCTCCCACTTCCCACATTTAATAAGCTCTTTGCACCAAAATCTACAACCTTAAATTTATGCTTCATACTAAACATCTCCCTTTACCCTTCCCCATTAATATCATACCAGGAATTATAACAAGCCAACACCAGCCCTGCCCTATCATTATTATAAAATGGTTCTTGAAAATGTAGAAAGACAAGCTGGGCATTCGGACTAGGGTTCTCACTACTTAACACAACCTTAGACATATAATTTATAATCCCTCTACGTATCCCCTCTGCCTCTCCCGTCATCTTCTCCAAACAGCCACTCACCTCCTTCCACTTACATTTATTAGCACTCAATAATAACTTAGCTAAGTTCTCCTCTCCCTCTTTCTCTACTCTTAATTTACTCGCTGCCCTCTTCCTTTCTGTCTTATCTAAGTCAATCAGTTGGTCAAGCATAACAAGTGCTTGACGAGGGCAACCATTAGCTGCACGTAGTATATGGTCAACTATCTCCTGCTCAATATCTTTCGCTTCCCACTCTATCACATTATAAAGCAACGATTCTATCTGTCTCCCTGACAATCTCCTCATCTCAAACTGCGTACATCTATTTTTTATAGTCGATAATATTTTCCCCATCTCTGTAGTACACAAAAAGAAATACACATGCATAGGAGTATCTTCAAGTAGTTTAAGCATTGCGTTCTGTGCATCCCTCGTTGCCCCTTGTACTTCATCTAGTATCCATACCCTCGCATTCCCCACTAAGCCTTTATACTGTGTCCCTATCTTAATCGCTCTTATAGTATCAATCCCTCTTTCACTACTCGCATTAATTTCTTTGACATCAACACCGCGTGCCCCAACCCTCTCTGCCATAATACGTGCCAACGTAGTTTTTCCACACCCACTACTCCCATGAAATAAATAAGCATGAGGACGCTTCTCTGTGTCTCTATCTAATATAGACTCTATAGATTTAACCGTAGCCCTATTCCCAATTATATCCCCTAGCTCCCTAGGTCTATACTTTAGATGCAAAGCTTCTCTTTCAGTCATGCTCTCCCTCTTTCATCAAATCACTCACCGTAAGTTTATCTCGCATTTGTATTAATTTTGCTTTTATTAATATTGACCTTTCTACTCTTCCCCTCTGCGCCTTAGTCGCATTATCTACCCTTTCCTTCGCACTCTTCACAAGCGCTTTCCCTATTTCTTCCGAGGGAGCCGAGGGAGCCAATGAAGTAAGAATCATCCCATTCATCATAGCCGAATTTATCTCATCCCTCTCCCATGCAGTTAACGCATCAATCAGACAACTCATATCCTCTTTCGTCAATTCATTATCACTCATCTTTCCCCCTCCCCATATACTCAATGTCATCAAACAAAACAGGAATCACATTTCTAAATTCTGTTAGCATATCCAGCATCAATTCCCTCATCTGGGGGTGCGCCTTTGTCGAACATCTCAAAGTAAATATATGTCTCCACTCCCTCACATTAGCCGTCACCACAATTTCAGTCTTGAGTCCATTGGGAAGAAAATATCTTGCTTCTTGTGGAGACAACCTTTTTGTTTTAACAGCTAATAAATAATGACTTTCAATTTGTTCTAAAAGCCACTCATCTTCAGGCATCAGTTTAAAAGTAGGTTGTATATATTTAACCTCTCCCCCAAATTTATCCCTACTATAATTACAATACCTCGTACTCTCCTGAGAATAGGAAGCCAACCTATGTCTCACAAGTTCATGTGTTACTCCCCTATCCGTTATTATTCGTACAGATATATTGGCATGTTCAATAACTGAATGATGTCCTGAGTCAATCATTTTCTTTACAAAGGCTTTAACATCTTCAATAGATGGTTCTTGCTCAGTTTTATAACACGTTCTCCCTGCACTTTCTATTAATACTAGCATCTCTGTCCAATTAGGTTTTACTTCAAACTCCCAACTCTGCTTTACTATTTTCATCCCTATTCCCCCTTCCCCCTTATCTCATCTAAAATATTAACAAAATTCTTTATCCCCTCTTCAAACAAATCCCTATTGGCTACTGCATGAAGTACACT